GCGACCGCGATATTCAGCATTGGGCGTCAACCATTGAAGGGCTCGCGCATACTATTTCCGCCACGCTTTCCCTTGGCGGCCGAAGCACAAAGCTGGCTTCCGACCGTGTTTGGCGCTGCGGCCGGTGGACCTACCGGGACGTGCTGCGAGATGTACTATTCGCCCGGGGGCTCCGTCGCAAGGACGCCATCCGATTCCGCCGAGCAATCACAGGTTCTCACCGGCCGATCGTCTTCGTGGGATCGGAGATTCCCGACGATGACTTCTGGCAGGGACGGATACCGCCCCTGATACGCTTGTGCGAAGTCGCCACACTCGATGACGGTCAGCTTCACATTGACGTGGCTCAAGTCGTCGGCTTGGCTCGAACCGCCGACGAATCCAAAGACGCCGGGTCGCCCACGCTCGATCAGTTGAAGCTGCTTGTTCGGCAGCAGGTCAAAGCCGAGGGCAAGATGAACCTTAGAGACGACTGGCTGGTGTCGGCCTACAAACAGTGTGGCTCGTATCGCAAAGCGGCAAAATTCCTCAGCGACGAGTCCCAGCAAACGGTGACGAAAGATCAGGTGGCCGCCGCAGTGAAACGGGCCGGCGGACGTGAGGCCGTGGTGCGTGGCGACGACAGCGAATCAATCGTGCGCACTGTCTCGTCGCGTCGCCGCGACACCCCCATAGAAAAACGAGATTCTCGTAAATGATTCAGTAGCAAAGAGTTCGACGCACACAGACAGAGCCTTCCTCCTTGCGCACATAGCGACAAACGCGACACCGCAGCCGCCGGGTAGCCGTGAGGCACATAACCCGGCAGTCGCAGTCACGTGTTGAATTCGCGGTAACGCAACCGCGGCACGTCGCTCTCGCCCGCTTCTGGGCACTGCGTGGTTCGCAGCCTCCGGTCCGGAGGCTTCCATGCCCAGTTCCCAGGGGGACGACTTTGTACTCACGGACTACGCCCGCAAACTGATCCGTTTCAAGGCCCGACAGCTCTGCCGGCTGCACAGCTTCAGCAAATCCGACGAGGAGGATCTGCAGCAGGAGTTGTGGCTGGCCGTCGTCAACCAGGCCGGCAACTTCGATCCGGCGCGGGCCTCGCTCAACACGTTCATCGACCGCGTGGTCAACACCGCCGTGGCGATGGTTCTCCGCGACCGCCAGCGGCAGAAGCGGTCGAATGGATTCCAGACCATGTCTCTCGACCGCACTCCAGCGGATGGTCACGGCAACGAGCCGCTCGCGGCCAAGGTGTCCGAAGACGATCTGGCGCGTCGGGTCGGCACCGAACCTGCCGACGAGACGGACCGCCGGGAAACGGCCGAGGCGGTTGCATCCGCGCTGGCCAAGATGCCCCACGAGCTGCGTGACGTCTGCCGGCGCGTGATGGGCGGCAGCATTTCGTCCGCGGCGGACGATCTGGAAACGTCCCGACGGCAAATCCGCAACGCGCTCGCGGCCGCTCGCCCCTTCTTCGAGCAGGCGGGCGTGGATAAGGGCTAATCGCCGGACAGGTTGGCTTGCCGCGGCATAGGTAACAAACGCGGCAGTCAACACTCACGCGATTCCAGGGAGTGAAACCATGAGCGGCGTATTTCGATTTGCCTTCCAAGAGGATGTGTCGCTCGTGGACGCCGAGATGTCCCTCCACCTGGCGATCTACGCCGTCGAGGGACTGTTCGGCGTGGCCCGTGTGCGACTCGAGGTGAGCTATCACGTCGATGAGCCGCGCCGCGTAATCGTCGTTGACGCCAGCAGCGAGGTTGGCGAAGCGCTGGTCCGTGTCTTCGCCAACCTGCTACTGCGCGAATTCGGCGATGACTCGTTCCGGGTGGAACGCGTCGACTCGAATCCCACGCCGCCCGTGAAAGCCGCCGCCTGAGCTTGTGGGTAATCGCTACACGCTGCCGGAAGGCTGGAGCACTGTCACATGAACACGCAACGAAAGAAACGCACGTGCCTGAAGTGCAATCGGCCCTTCGATTCGGCGGGTCCCGGCAACCGCATCTGCCGGCGCTGTCAGCAAATCAACGACCGTCTGCCGATCTCGGAGACGCAGCTGCAGAAGCAGCGAGGAGCCAAGCGGCACAACGGAGACCTGTTGGAACCGTTCGCGGATGACGGATCGATTTGACCAGTACCCGGATCAACCAAGATGACCGCACCCGAACAAACGCCGCCGGATAAAGGCGTCCTGACCTTCTCGGCGCTCAACACGTTTCGCAATTGCCCGAGGAAGTACAAGCATCGCTACGTCGATTGCCTGCGGCCGCGGGAGAAGCCCGACGCGCTCTCCTTCGGCGGGATCGTCCACGGCGCGATTGAACTTTGGTATCGATCGCCGGCGGACGCCAACCGCCTGTGGACAGTGCTCGACTACCTCGACCAGCAGTTCCCCTTGCGCGTCGGCGATCAAGTCCAGAAGGCAAGCTGGCATTTGGCCCGCGCCATGCTCACCGGCTACGCCGCCCGCTACGAAACCGAAGACTTCGAGATCGTCGAAGTCGAGAAACCGTTTACGGGCGAAATCCGCAATCCCGATACCGGTCGACCGAGTCAGACGTTTGTTATGGCGGGCAAGGCGGACGCCATCGTCAAGCGGTCCGATGGCATGTACCTGCTCGAGCACAAGACCGCTTCGTCGATCGACGCCAGCTACCTCGACAAGCTGTGGACGGACACGCAGATCGCGCTCTACTCGTTCTACCTGCGGCAGCTCGGCTATCCGATTGTCGGCGTGATCTACAACGTCCTGCTCAAGTCGCGCCTCAAGCAGAAAACAGGCGAGACGGAGGCTGAGTACGAAGCGCGGCGGATGGAGTTGGCTGCCAAGAACAAGAGCGGCCGTTCAACCGCCAAGCGGCAGATGCCGGAATCGGACGAAGACTTTCAGGCCCGGCTTGCCGAGTGGTATTCCCGGCCCGAGGCCTTCCACCGCGAGCACATTTATCTCTCGGAAGACCGTCTGGCCATGCTCCAGGAAGAGGTCTGGGAGATCACGCAGCAGTACCTCGACGCCCGCCGACGAGGCAAGTGGCTGTTGAATACGTCCAACTGCTTCTCGTACCAGCGGCCCTGCGAATACCTGCCGTTTTGCCAGTCGGGCTTCAACCCGAACGTGGCGGACAACCTGTACGAGATCGTTCCGCCCCACGAGGAGCTGACGCCGGCCGATTCCGAAGCCCCCGTTTTCTGAAAGGAGCACCCCGATGACCGTGACGTTGCCCCCCCAGCGCACCAAACCGACCACCGATCTCGGCAAGCAGTCGATCCTGCTGTATTCCGCGCCGAAGCTCGGCAAGTCGACCTTCGCCAGCCGATTTCCCGAGGCGGTCTTCTTCGAATGCGAACCGGGCCTCAGCCACCTGGAGGTTTTCAAGGTTCCGACCTATACCTGGGACGATTTTCTCGCGGCCTGCAAGCTGGTCGCCCAGGGGAACCACCCGTTCAAGACCATCGTCATCGACACGGCGGACAACGCCTTCAAGTTCTGCAGCGAGCACATCTGCGCCAAGCACAACATCGAGTACGAAGGGGACATGGGGCACGGCAAGGGCTGGGCCCTGGTGAAGAACGAATGGCACCGAGTGCTCACACGGCTGGCCAGCCTGCCGTACGGCCTGATCCTCATCTCCCACGCCCAGGACAAGACGATCGAGACGCGGACCGGCGAGTACACCAAGACGCAGCCGAGCCTGCCCGATCGCGCTCGCGGCGTTGTGCTCGGCCTGGTCGACATGATTCTCTACGGCGACGCGATTCCGCGCAAAGACGCCGCCGGCAACGTGACCATCGAGCGGGTCATCCGGACGAAGCCCCATCCGACCTACGAGGCGGGCGACCGCACGGGCCGCCTGCCCGACCTGTTGCCCCTGGATTACGACGCCTTCGTCAAGGCATTCACATCCGCTGCCCCCGGCACAGTTCCCGGCACCGGCACTGCGGCGGAGCGTTCTCTGCCGGGAAGCACCCCCAACGGAAAGGCCAAGCGATGAGCCAATACGACGACAGCTTTGCTCCCGACAACGCGGACGTTGACCTGAGCGCCTTTGACGACGACTTTTCGTCGGCCGAAGCGCCCAGCTTCGAGGAAGTGCCCGACGGCAAGTACCAGGTGCGGGTCGACGCCGCGCGCCTGGACCACAGCCAGAACGGCAACCCGATGATCAAGTGGGATCTGATCGTGATCGCGGGCCAGCATTCCGGCCGCCACATCTTCAAGAACTCGGTGATCACGCCGGCGGCGCTGCCGTTCGTGAAGGGCGACCTGAAGACCGTGGGCCTGGAGTTGGCCAAGTTCAGCGACCTCTCGGGGCGACTCCAGGAACTGCTCGACGTGACGCTTGAGGTCACCAAGCGGACGCGCGGCGAGTACACGAACGTGTATTTCAACAAGCGCATCCAGATCGCCGCCGCCGGCGCGGCGGGCCAACCGGCGGCCGAGGACGTTCCGTTCTAGGCACGAGAAAACCCGGCGGGCGAGCACTCCTGGGACCACGGGTGCGGCCGAGGCGGGATGGCGTGCCCCGCGGGCGAACAACGGTGCGGCAATCGCCGGGTCCGCATCGTGCCAGCGGGGCGAGACTCCCCGTGCCCGCCTCGGCTTTTTTTGTTTCACGGAAGGAGAGGGAATGCGAGTCAATCTCAAGGAGTGGATGCAATCGCAACAGGGGCGGCACATTTGTCAGTGCGGTTGCGGTGCCGAAATCCGAATCCTTCCAGACCATCACGCTCGCGGAATACCAAGATTTCGCAAGGGGCACGGGTCACGAGTGGCAAATCCAATGCGCGGTCGCAGGCTGGACCAGAACCCGAACTACAAGGGCGGTCGGTTTGTTGACCAAAGGGGATATGTCGTCGTGCTAACCCCCCGACGTACATGCCATCGCGACAGGTACATCTACGAGCACCGGCTTGTGATGGAGCAGCACCTAGGGCGTGAGCTCACACCCGAGGAACAGGTCCATCACCGCAATGGAATCAAGACGGACAATCGAATCGAAAACCTCCAACTCATGAATGTCAGTGAGCACGCCGGTTTGCACCGGGAGGAATTGCGTGAGCAGTTTGGTGAGGAGGTCTACCTGCTCGCAAAACGTCGAATCCACCGTGGACTGCCGTATCGGGAGATTCTCGTATGTTCCGGATCGTGATCGATACGCGGGAGCAGGCCGAGTACTCCTTCGATTGTGACATCGTGCGGCGCAAGCTCGATGCGGGCGACTATTCGGTGTCGGGCTACGAGCATCGCGTGGCCGTGGAACGCAAGAATCTGTCCGACTTCGTCCACACCGTAATTCACGACGCGACTCGGTTTGCGACCGAGTTGCAGAAACTGGCCGGCATGGATGCCGCCAGCGTCGTGATTGAAGCCAACCTGGACGACGTGCTTCGAGGCCGCCACGAAGATGTGCTGCGATCCGTCGCTCCGCAGGCAGTTTTGGGCGCAGCGCTGCACATCTCGCTGCATTGGGGCGTCCCAGTCTACTGGTGCGGCTCCCGCCAGGCTGCCTGCGCGTTCACCGATGCCTACCTCCGGATGTTCGTGCGAACGCTGGCGGCACAAGGAGGTGCGCTTGATGCCTAACAGAATCAGCGGCACCGTAGACCGCACGTATTTCACAAGTCCCAAGTTCTCGGCTGGCGTTCTCCTATCCGATGCCGGCGATCGCGTCCGGTTTCGAGGTCCGTTCTGCGCGAACGAAGGCGATCTGGTCACGCTGGTCGGCCGCTGGAAAGTCGACCCAAAGTACGGACCACAGTTCGCCGCCGACAGTCTCAGGTACGAATTGCCCGACAGCCCCGAGGGACTGATTCAGTATCTGGCCAAGCATCCGGCGTTCGTAGGCGTGGGCGAGGCTACCGCCCGCAAGATTGTGGCGCACGCCGCCAGCGCCGCGCATCTAGATCGCCTGATCCGCCAGGACATTGACGAGTTGCACCGGCAACTGCGCATCCGCAAGTCCACGCTTGAGTCGCTTCGTGAAGCCTGGATCGCTCACAGTGCCGACAACGAGATTCGCTCGTACCTGGCCAGCTTCGGTCTGACCCATCATCAGATGGAGACGCTACTGCAGACGTTCGGCAACTCAGTGGTCGGCGTGCTCCGTGCCGATCCGTATCAGTTGATCCGTTACGTGAAGGGCTACGGCTTCAAGAAGGTCGACAAGATCGCCCGCGCCATGGGCACACCCAAGGACCACGTCGGACGTATCGAAGCAGGTTTGCTGTATGTCGTCAGCGATGAATTGTCGTCCGGTCACACATGGACTGCGGGTGCGGACCTGCTCGACAAGGCCAACGGCCTGCTGCTGTTGGATACGCTCGATAGCCGAGACGTGATCCGGCAGGCGGCCGAACGGTTGCTGCAGGAGGGGCAGTTGATCGCAGACGGCAACGCCGTCACGACGCCGTGGTGCCTGGAGACGGAACGGTTCATCCAATCCGTATTCGACCTGCAAGGTTGGGCAGAGCGTCCACTGGCCGGAATACGTCTGCAGCTGACCGGACTGAAAGACAAACAAGCGGAAGCCTATCGTGCTGCGCTGCGATACGGGATCGTCGTCATCTCCGGCGGTGCCGGTACCGGCAAGACCTATGTGTTGGCCCGTCTGGCGAGGTCCTTTCAAGACTCCCGGCTTCGCGTTTCCCTTTGTTCTCCGACCGGCAAGGCGGCCAAGCGGATCGAGGAATCTCTCCGCGCTCAGGGACTCGATCTCGAAGCGAAGACGATCCATCGGCTGCTGGAATATGACGGACATGAATTCCATCGGCAAAGCCTGTCGCAGCCGAGCGATGACGACGATGACGCCGATCCCGGTTTCGACGTCGTGATCGTCGATGAGGTCTCGATGGTGGATGTGCCGCTGATGGCTGAGTTGCTGCGGCGGATCGACTTCAGCCGAACGCGCCTCATCCTCGTTGGCGATCACAACCAGTTGCCGCCGGTCGGCCCCGGCAATGTGCTGCGAGACATCATCCAGCACAACCTGGTACCGACAATCATTCTCGACGAAGTCGTCCGTCAGGCTGGCGTGCTCAAGACCAACAGCACGGCGGTCCTCTCTTCCGTGATCGCGCCCACGGCCGTGGATGATCCTGCCTGGACGGTCGTCGACGTCTTTCAGGATCCTCAGCAAATCCAGGTCTATCTCCGCGAGCTCGTCCTCGAGAAGATTCCGGGCCGACTGCAGCTCGACCCGATCGACGACGTCCAGATCATCACGCCGACGCACATCGGGCCGCTGGGCACCAAGGCCATCAACCAGATGATGCAGCGGCTACTGCACGGCGAGGTCGAGCGGAAATTCACCGTCGGCGACAAGGTGATTCAGACGGTCAACGACTACGACCTCGGTGTCATGAACGGCACCATCGGTCGCGTCGTGGAAATCGATCCTGCCCGGGGCGGTGGCTACCGAATCAACTTCGACGGCTGCGGCGTGCGGTCGATCAAGGACGAGCAGGTGCTCAACGTGCAGTTGGCCTACGCTCTGACGGCGCACAAGGCGCAGGGAAGCGAGTTTCCCTGCGCGGTCGTGCTCTTCCACAAGTCGCACTTCTTCGCCGATCGCAACTGGCTCTACACGGCCGTCACCCGCGCTAGCCGCTACTGCATCCTGATGGGCGACCGCTGGGGACTCCGCAATGCGGTGAAAAAGAACAACACGATCCGCCGGCGGACATTTCTAGACCTGTGGGCATCCTCCGCTCCGTCCGCCTCGCCGCTGGAGGTTCCCGCATGACAAATCAGCCTCACGCCATTCATGATCCAGTCAACCACCCCCAGCATTACACGCTGGGCGGCATCGAAGTCATCGAGGCGATCGAGGCCTGGGCGCTTGGGTTTCATCTGGGCAATGTCGTGAAGTACGTCGCGCGGGCCGCGCACAAGGGAAGTTACCTGGAGGACCTGCAGAAAGCCCGCTGGTATCTGGATCGGGAGATTGAGCGGCGAGCGGCTGAGCAATGGCCAGTTAACGACGCACCGCGGGAGATCGAAACATGAGTCCTGCGGCGTCAGTTGATCTCCACATGATTCACGCAAATACGCCAGCCGGGG